TTTGAAATCAAAGCAATTCCAACCTTTATTCTCATTGAAGATGGAAAAGAAATCAGGCGTATCAATGGTGCAAAAACCAAAGAACAACTTGAGGAATTTATCAATGGATCCAATTGACGAAACTATTGAGGCGTTAATTTTAACGGGAGCAATTGAGATTGCTGGGATTGATCAAAAAACAGGTCAACCATTATATAAGTTTAATCAGTCAATACAGAATATAATGCCAGAACTTTACAAGGAACACCTTAATGAGATTAATCGGGATATTATGGGTCTTTGGGAAAAAGGGTTTTTAAATGTAAATTTCTTAGAGGAAGACCCTGAAGTTACGCTTACAGATAAGGCTTTTGACGATACTGAAATTGAAAAAATTTCAAGGGAAGAACAGATTTCCCTCATAGAAATTAAAAGACTTTTAATTAAGTAATCTGCTATAATCATAGTATAGATTCAGGAGAAAACTATGCCGTACCATATTGAACGCTCAGGCTCACAGTATGCCGTTGTTGATGACAAAGGCAAGACAGTTGGCACACACCCCACAAAAGGTAAAGCAGCAGCACAAGTAAGGGCTTTATATGCCAATGTACCAGATGCCGCTAAAGATGATGTAATTCGTTATGGAAGACGTAGAAGTGGTATCGGCGATTCCCATTCGGGAGTAAACACAGGAGGAGAAAGCATGTCAGCAGCAGATCAGATTAAAGAATTAGCATCAGTTATTAAGCAGATGGTTGAGGAGATTCCTGGTGGAACACCTCAAGAGCAAGAAGTAACAACCGAAGGATACAAGGACTGCGGATGCGAAACATGCAAAGCAATGAATTGCGATTGCCCAGACTGTCCTGCATGTTCGCCAAATAATGTTGGTGACGGCAAAGATGCTGAGTTTGAAGCAACAAAGCCAAATACAGATGCATACGATAACTCTGTTGGTAAATCACATCATACAATTTGGGGCGGATCAGTTCTTGATCTAAGCCCATTTTATAAGTAAAACTAGTTAAAGGGGTAAACTATGAATGAACTAACTCTTGATGAGTTGAAGCAACTTGTTGTTTTTTATAAAACAAAAGTTTCAGATCTTGAGTATGAGGTTTTAAAAGGACAACTTATCATGAGTAGAGTTCCTGTACCTCAAGATCAGCCAGTTGTAAAAAATAAAAAGTCAGAATAATAAATGAAGTTAGCACAAGTTCTTCCCATATTGGGCTTGACATTGTGCTTTACTTCTTATATACTTTATAAAGGAAGAAAGTTTAAAGCATTTAGGGGTATTGCATATAGCCAAAGCAGCATTCATTTAATGATAAAAGATTTTCTTCCAAAAACTTTATACGAAAAACCAAGGCAACAATCTCAATCATTAATTCATGTTGAGAAAAACACTATTAAGGTTATTTTTATAGAGGATAAAGCATATTGGGTTAGCAATAATATATTTTATTGTGCAGAAGCAATTAACGGTAGCGTCAATATAGACACTACTGAGCCAGTTGACACAACCAATATGTCAAAAAAAGATATTGAAAAGATGTTATTCATATTGGATAACCTAAAGAATGGAAGCAATGATGATAGTAGCAGTGCAGGGAACGAAAGACTTTGATGATTATCAGGTCTTCCTTCGTGCCATGGGTGTTGCAATGTCTGCAATGCAAGACGAAGATAAAGAACTGCTAATATATTCTGCTGGTCCAGCAAGGATTAACTCAATGGTGTCAGAGTTTTCAAACCTATCAGAAAGAGGAATGAAGGCTAGGGGCAAGAAGATTAAGTTCTTTAAAGTTCCTGCATCTTATATTGAAGAAAATTTAGAGCATGTAAACTATTTGGCATTCTTAAGTAAGCCAAAAGAAACGGTTTCAAAGTTAGTAGCATCAGCCGAACTCAAAAATGTTGAAGTCGGAATTTATAGATACTGAGGTATAAAATGATTGTAAGCAAGTTGGAAGTTATGGAATCAATCGTTAAGAAGAATCGTAATCTTCGTTGGGATGGATGGAATGTACTTGATCTTAAGAGGTCAGACATTGCTCGTACATCTCCTGTAGGAATCAGAGTTAATGGTGAGTGGTATTTACATAAAGTTTATACAGTTGATCGCAACGGCTGGGATATTCCAAATAAGTATAAGGAGTAATCCTTGAAACAGCATTTATGGAAAGATCAGGCTAAGTGTCTTGGATTAGATACAAATTTATATTTTGATAAATATGAAGATGATGTTGAACTAAGATCTAATATAGATAATTTTTGTGCTTCATGTCCCGTTGCAAAAACTTGTTTTGCTAATGGTGTGTCAGGAAAAGAATGGGGCGTTTGGGGTGGTGTATACTTGGAAGGTGGAGAAATTTCAAGAGAATTTAACAAACACAAGAGCAAAGAACAATGGGGTGAGGTATGGCAATCTCTGACGACGGAAGTGAATTAACATCATTTGAAGACGCATGTTCTATCCTTGCTGAACTATGGATAAACCACAAAGAAGAAAAGACATTTGAAGACTTTATATCTTACAATGATTTGGGTCTTCCACTTGCATTTTTAGTTGATTCTGAATTGGTTACACCAACAGAAATTGCTAAAAGGTATATTGAAGAGACCTGGAATATTCTTTTGAAATCACTTGATATCAATGAAGATGTTGGTTTTACATGCCTTGAAGATCTTTTTAACTATACAGAAAGCGGAGAAGTTTAATGTATACAGAAGAAATGCGTAGAGCAGTTCATTCAATTATTACACCAAAAAACTTTGGCGTTAATATTATTGATAATGATAGTTTTTTAACTATTAAGTTAAACGAAAAAGACTTTATTCATATGGTCCATGATGAAAAAATAGAAGCAATTCAATATGTTTCTTTGGTCAAGAGCGCACTTGAACAAAATGGTGCAATTGTTTTGGTAACAAGAGAGGCACTAGAAGCATGAGCATTTCTTTAATTATAGTTTCATCCTGTTTATTTTCTGTAATTGTTGCATATGGTACTCTTGCATACAACTTTAATAAACTACGTGTTCAGTATCAAAAAATATTTACTGACATGATGTTACTTGAAAAATTAATTAATGATGTTGAAGAGTCCAAGATTAAATCAGATGAAAGCGTTCATAAAGAAAACTTTATTAAGTTTATTTCTGATTCTCGTGATTGGGCATACCAATACATTGAAGATGTTCAGGCTGGACTAAATAGGTTTATTAGTGAAACAGAGCCAGAGATTAATTATTTTAAAGAGTATGGAGACACAATGTCTTTGGCACCAAATTATTACTCTATGAAAAAAATAGCAGAAGAATATGAAAAACTAAAGACATTATTACCAACAGAGGAAGTAAAATGAAAGACATTATTATGTCAATAATCACAGGTTTTGGATGTGGCGTAGTATTTGCAGCATTCAAATTGCCAGTACCAGCACCACCAGTTTTTGCGGGAGTCGCAGGAATTATTGGTCTATGGATTGGCTTTACAGTTATAACTAACACAATATCCTAGGAGGAAATTATGAATGAACAACTAAAGAAGGCACTTGCTTCATACGGACGATCTGTAATTGGTGCAGGTACAGCAATGTACGCTGCTGGAATTACAGACCCAGAAACACTTGCATACTCACTACTAGGCGCAATCGTGCCTGTATTGATGCGAGCAATCAATCCTGCAGACGCAGCATTTGGCCGCTTGCCAGATGTAAAGGTTGTAGATAAGGCTCTAAAGACTGCTAAAGTAGTCAAGAAGGCTCCTGCAAAGAAGAAGGCAGCACCAAAGAAGTAATTCTTTAGGGAGGGATATGTCTATCTGGCCTATCCCTCTCTTTCTTTTATACTATGACATACATATACAAAGATCAAATTAAACCAAAGTCTAATACTGCATTAATTATGTGCACATATATTAGACTTACAAACATGCCAAAATTATTACAAAAAATACAATTACAACACAATAAAGACTTTGACTTTTATATTGCAAACAATGCACTTAACCAAGATTTTAAATTGACTGGGTATTTTAGAAAATATGGAGAAGATCTTGGTGTAAATGTTTTTATAAAAAATTATGAAAATAAGTATAAACAGTTTGCAAGGTTTTATCTTGCAAGAGAATTGGCCCAACAAGGATATGAAAAAATAATCTTTGTTGATGATGATGAGGTTTTGCCAAACTCATTTACACACGACTGCCATACACAGTATGATGAAAAATATGTTAAATCTTTTTATGCTCATAAATTTGAAAAGGATTATTGGAAAAAGGTTAGATTAAAGCCAAGAGAGATAGGTAACTATGCTGGAACTGGTGGTTTAATTTGTTCATCTAAGATATTTCTAGAAGATAAACTATTTGATTGTCCAGAAGAATACCACATCATTGATGATCTTTGGTTCTCATACTACATATTAAAATTTACTGATTATAAAATAACATTACTAGATACTCAAATTCAGTTTATCCACGATGACAAAGCAACTTTTGTTAATCTTGTTGATCTAAAGCGTAAGTTTTCAACTGACTACATCATTGATAACGGTTAAGTACTTATCTTTTAGCGTATTAATATAAAAATTATTCATTCCTATATCATAGGCTTTTTTCTTTTCTTTTTCTTTATCTGTATTATTAATATAGTTGTCAATTTGTTTTGCAAGTTTTTTAGGGTTTGCTCCATAAACATCAAGAGTCATTCTAGTCATAAGCCTGTCAATCTTTTCTGATTCTGTTAACCATTCACCTGGTAGTATAAAATTATTTGGAGATATGTCAGTCATAAAAACTGGCAGGGCACTCATAAGGGCCTCATTCATAGGTAAGCAAAGGCCAGCGTATCGTCTAGGAAGAACCATTGCGTCATAACCAGAGTATAGGTCTGCATGGTTTTCGGTATTTGAAACATCAATAGTTAATCTAGAATCATCACAATCAGTCTCAATAGGAGTCTGGCTTTTTATAACTAACTCATAATCAGCGTTTGAATACTTGAGCATATCAATTACTGTGCTAGTCCCGTTTCTATCTTTAGAGGCAAACTTTCCAGCAATATGGAGAATTCTGTTATGTGTTTTAGACATGTTAATTTCTCTTTGTGATGAAAATGCAACGGGATCAATGGGAGGAGGAAGATAAACTACCTTAGTTAAATTACCTAATACCTTCTCTACATGATCAATATTCCAAACGCTTGGAGACAAAAGCATGCTTGGCATTCTTTGATTTGGATCAACTACTAAGTCTAAAAATTCATAGTTATACTGCAAAATTGTTTTTACTTTTCTTTTATCGGCAAGGCTAAGAAACATACTGCTGTAAAAAGACTCACAGGTTAATACAACATCAATGCCATCAAGGAAACTAACAATCTCTTCTCTGGTGGCAAAGCCCTTGCTTGTTGTTATGCAGTCATAGCCAACATACCATTCAGGATGCTGTTTATTTTCGTTGAACGGGGTTGAATCAATTAAAAGTATCTTGTCTGGATTAAGCATATTAACAAGGTTTCTTGTTTGATTGCCTAGTCCAGTGTTATCTGATCTTGCAATGATTCCTAATTTCATTCAATATACCCCCAGGCTTCATCATCTACCGTAAATTTTTGTGTACCTTGGCGACCATCTAGATGATAAGAGCGTTTTATATTTCCTTCTGGGTGATAAATCCAAAGTTTATGTATGTACCAGTCATCATCTTGTACCTTACCATGAAATCTATCCTCAATAAATGTTTGTTCTTCTGAAAAAGGTAAAACAACATCACGATAATATTTGACGGTACTTAGGTGAGGACGTTGACTCCACTGATTTGTCTTCATAAAACCATCCTCAATGCCAAACATTAAATGATTATGCTCATGTGGAATTGATGCTTCAAAATGAAACCTAATTGTGTTGGCTTTTTCATACTCAAGCATATCTAAACACTTTTGCCAATCAATTTCTTGATCTGGAGTGATTGGCGCATCTCCTTCTACATACAGCATTGCTGCGGTGTTAATAATATCAATTGTATTTTTCATCATAGTTGTTTGATGGCTATGCTCATCAAAAATTACAGGTAGTACATTTTGCCATTCATGCAAACATTTCCAAAGAATTCTATTTTTATATTCATCGTAATCTGTTTTGCGAGATATCCTTTCTTCTCTTAGTCCATCCATCTGCAAAATAATTTCATTGTGTGGGAAATGTGATCTTATTGTAGATATTGTTTCCTCAATTATTCTGGTATCAGGGTGGCTTGGAATAACCGATGTAGCGACTATAATTGTTACATCATTTTTGTTCATAAACATCCCTCATTATTCTAAAAGAAAAATCTCTCTTGTATTTAATCCACCAACATACAATTTGATGCATATTGTTAGGATAATTATTAATAAGATTGGGAAGCATTTCTTTTAGTTGCTTCCAATTTTTAACTTTTTCAATTGGAATTCCTGCAGGGTAAACATAATTAAAATAATCAATCATTTCACCCTTAGAGTCAATAAGATCACCAACAGGCAAAGCCAACATCTCAATAGCCTCAAAAAATCTAAAGGTATCTATAACTTGGGCACCAGCAGGGGCAGGAGCAATCTTTGTTTTTGATAGTGTGCGGTAGTAGTCTTTGGGTTGTTCGCCCTGTGCAAAGCCTTCTGTGGGCTTATAGAGGGCATTAGGAAGGCTGGGCATGACTTCTGCTAACTGCTGCCTGCGCTGGTGAGTTATCTGTCCACCAAAATAAATATCATATTCTTTAACAGGATAATCAGGTAAGTTGGACTTTAGGTGTTGGGGAACACCAATAAAAAATTTATTATACTTTTCATGTTTTTGATGTGGGTATTGAACCCAAATAGAAATATTGGGATGATCAATTTCATCTACATTAAAATGAGCACTTTCATCCCCAGTAATAAATAGAACTACCCTATCAAGGTTTTTTAATTGGTTTGATATTTCATCTTCTTTACCAGCATTACCTTGTCCAGGAATAATAACAAAGCCACGATCTGACTTTGGTATTTTTTTTACAACCACCTGATCAACATTATTCTTTTCAAATGTTTCTTTAAGTAATCCGTAATCCCATTTACCATCCGCAGCATCAAGTGGATCAATAGAGTATATGTATGCTTTAGGCTGGTTCATAATATAGATGAACCTCATGCTGATAATCAATTAAGTGTTCAGCATAACCAATGCCCTTGATAAACTGTCTAAGATCATATAGATATTCTTTCCAGTACATCATCATAAATTCTGGGTGACCAGATAGCCAGATCTTTGGTCTAAACTCTCTCATAACTTTTTCTGCTCCACCAAGAACACGCCACTCACTACCCTCAACATCAAGTGAAATTGCTGTAGGTGGCTTCATTCCTTGCTCATAAACAAGAGTATCAATCTTTGTTTGACCATACTTATCTGCTTCGTATTGTAGTTCTTTAAATCCGTGTGCTGCCTCAATTGGAGCATCAGCCTCTGGAGGCCATGCATCATAATAAATACGTGCAAGTTTATTATCTACGTCAGATGCAAAACCAGGAATAGAAGCCAATGGCATTTCTAAGTTATTTGCACTCCATAATAGTGGGAAGTGTGACCAAACTTTTGGATTAGGTTCAAACAAGACTACTTCTGCTCCCCACATTTGACACAAAGCAGGCATCTCTCCTTCTTCTGCACCAACATAATAAACAACATCTCCCTTGCCAATATTCTCATGCATTGACTTAAGTCTAGGTTTTTCCCAACCATGTGGCTGGTACCAGTCTGGCCTATCAGCACGATGCTTAGGTAGCATAATTTCAAACTCTCCGTTAATAACGGCTTTTACCATTTCTGTCATAAGCCTAACTCCTTTATTATAGTTGACCATCTATTTACATATGTATGATCAGTTTTTGTTCTTTGATGCCCAGCCATACGAATGTTTTCTCTTTCTTCATCATGCTCTAAATAATAATTAATCTTTTCTTCTAAGTCTTTTAGGTTACCGTGCTCATACAAAACAATCTCTTTATCTGTAAACAAATCTTCAAGTCCTTTAATGCGAGGGTATATAGTAAATGCTCCCCGCCCAGTACTCTCAAACATTCTATCACTTGTATAATAAGGATAGTTAAAACCAATGTTAAGACTATCGCCAATGGCTATCTTGCTACGGGCATAAATTTTATTTAATGCATCCCCACGAACTGTTCCTGTATCTCCATCTCCACCAACATGAAGAAAACGCTTTCCATGTAGAGATCTTAAGTGGTTTATTAGTTGTGGACGGTATGGATATTCATGATGATAGCCTTTGCTTCCAACGAAGATAACATCATAATCAAAGGTATTGTCATATGCTGGATGAAGATAACACTCTTTGTCATATACCCCAGCAGGAAGGAAGTGGCCCTTTACTTCTGTATTTTTGTTAAACCAATCAGTCATTAATTTATCTGTAGCAAAGAAATGTCCAATGGTTTTATAGAATGGATCTTCTTCAAGATCTTTTTGACGCTCAATTCCAAACCATAAATCCAGATGATAGGTCATTGTCGGAACATTTGCTTCTTTAAGTTTTAGTAAAACATTTTCCATACCAATGTTTCCAGGAGTATCCCAGCCGTGTGTATGAACCCAAATAAATAAATCGCTGTTTAAGGACTCACTAAGTATGCGCTGGCTTCTTGCTTCACGCTCCTGCATTTTAATGACGGTATGCCCAAGTGATTCAAGAGATTTAGCATGATGGTTTTCACTGCTATAGTCCACACTGAAGTTGCCCAAAAAAACAATTCTAGCCAATATTTACCCCTTTGAAAAATTATGCTTGAATAGCAGGTTCTGCTTCAGCAGTCTCTTCTACTTGAGACTCCATGATTTCTTCTTTAACTACTGCAGATAACTGCCAATGCCATTTTCCATGCATATCAATACGTTCTGCAAGGAAGTTTGCAATACCTTGCTCACGAGCAGCATCAGCAAGATCAAAAGCATCTTTAAGTTTTGCAAGAACTGCGTCATTTGATCTTAAAAGGTCTAATGCCATATCCTCAAACTCTGAAGTAACATCTGTTTCTGATACAGTTGAAAGAGATGTTAAACGGGATAGTTTAAAAGGGGCATAAGTATCTAGTCTGCGAAGGTTTTCAGCAAATTCATCCGTTGCTTCTTCATAGTCGTTATAAATCATCTCAAAAAATGTATGTGCTTGAGGAAAATCATCACCCTCAACATTCCAGTGATAGCCATGGGCTTTAAATTTAAGTGCCACTGTATCGGCAAGAAGTTCTTTTAGGGCTGCAATTAGTTGTTCCATCTAATTATTGTACCACAATCTATGGTAAAATGGTAGTTATGGCTGATACATATACCCCGAACGCTGGCATGAAGGCTGCTGCCAGACGTGCATTAAAATGGAAAGAAGATGGCAAGGCAACTGGTGCTGGAACTCCTGTAGGTTGGGGGAGAGCAACAGATATCGTAAACGGTTCTGCAATGTCTCTTGATACAGTTAAGCGCATGTACTCATTTTTTTCACGGCACGAAGTAGATAAAAAAGGTAAAGACTTCTACAATACATCTAATCCATCTAATGGTCGTATCATGTGGGATGCATGGGGCGGAGATGCTGGCTTCTCATGGTCAAGAGCAATTGTAAATAGAACAAAAGAGTCTTCAGATATTTTTATGAATTTTGGTAAGTTTGTTGGTGGTGCAGAAATGCTTACAACAATTTTTGGTATACAAAAGAATGAAAATAAAATTAAAGAAGGCGATTTTGTAATGGGTAGAACATCTGAAGGTATTATTCACGGCATGGTTGAACATATTATGACTGAAGGTGGAGTTTACGGAGTTCCTGGAACTGAGTATGCAATTCAATCAAACCCAGATAATCCAGCAATGGCAGTTAGAATATATGAAGAAGAAGGCGAAGGTTGGAAACCAACCGCTTATAGTATTGGAATGCTTTATTCAGATGCCGAAGTAGTGGACATTGAAGATCACGAAATGGATTCAGAAATGGGCAAAGCAGCAAAACCTAACTATTCAAACATTATTAAGCCACGTAAAGGTGAGCCAAAAGATAAAGAATTGTACGCAAGAGTAAAATCAGAAGCAAAGAAAAAGTTTAAGGTTTATCCTTCAGCAGTTGCAAATGCATGGGTCGTTGCTGAATACAAACGTCGTGGTGGCAAGTACTAAAAACTTATAGGATGCTATATTTTAGTTTTTCTTATGTATGATACTGGTCTTCCATTACCAAGATTTCTTCCACGGTAAGTATCTGTAAGTGCATGGCAGTTGGGACACAAAACTTCTAAATTATCTGGAGAATGGTTTGTTCCATTTCCATCTATATGGTTTATTTCTAAAATTGGCCTATTATCTTTTTTATGTAAAGTGTTAAACCCACATTTTTGACAAGAATTATCTGCATTATTTATTAAATAATTTCTTATTATTTCTGATAACCCATAAATTGTTCCTCCCGACCACTCACCAGATATCCATTTTTTTAATTTGGTAGATGATTTAGAGTTTGGACTCCAGCAATCTTTACAGTATGTCCTAGATGAAACAATAAAAGATTGACAAGACAAACACTTTTTTGTTTTCTTTCTTTTTGGAAGATTATTTTTATTATTATATTTAGCAGAACATGATAGTGAACAAAATTTTGGATTTGTTGTTTTGGAACTACATTGTAAACATACCATACTAATATTATAGCATATTTGTCTGTCCCCACGACACGACTTGAACGTGCATGTATCCGTTACTCTTTCAAATGGGTAGAAACCACAGGAGATACGTGGGGTTAGTCCTCCATGTCTGAATTGAACAGACGATCTCCAGTATATAAGACTGGCGCCTTTACCGCTTGGCTAATGGAGGTAAATCAAAGCGCATCATAAGAGCAGTAATCTAGCCAACCGAACCACTTTCCTGTACTATATTATAACCTTTTGCCTGTAAATTGTCAACTATTGCATTTGTTATTGTTTCATAATTAATATCAATTATAAAGTATTCATTAAGTGGATGAACATTAATTTCAGTTGATGTTTTGTCAACTAAAGTTTGAGCAATTATATCTTTATAGTTCATGCCTGATCATCTTTTTGAATTAAACCTTTTTCAATTCCATTCCAGTATAGGGCATAGTAATTATAGTCAAGCGAGAATCTTTTCATATGCTGAACAATTGCACCAGTATGAGCATAAAGTTTAATTCCTGCTCTTTTTAGGTTTCTAAAGAATACAATATCTTCGCTTACATATTCATCATCAATGCCTTCTTTTTCTGCAAACAAAGAATAGTCTGAGGAGACATTACGCATTGGATCAATAATAGATTTATGCATTAAAACAAAACCAAAACCAGCAGAATCAACCTGAATTAGTTCATTATCAGGAAGAGGATGAATAATTTCTAACTCAAACTCATTTCTTCCTTCCTTAAATAAAGTAGGAAATGGCTCCATAAGTGAGCGTTCATTTTCTTTTGAAACAAAATAAGTACCACAGACTACTGGCTTACTGATCTTATCTGCTGCATCCCAAACCATTTTAAAAACTTGCGGGGTTAAAACAATATCAGAGTCAACCCATAACAACCAATCACTTTTAACTTGATCAGACCATCCATCAAACAAAACCTGTCTTTGACGACCAATCTGATTCCCCTGTACACGAACAGAATTAAGAAGGTTTATCTTGTTATTGATTGCATATAGGGATGTATTTAGTACTCCCTCCATGAACTTTCCATCTACCATACCGCCATCACACCAGCCGATAGAAAGTGTTTCTTTAGGAGAGTGCATCCGTGTCCTTAAATACTTCGTTCTTTCCCTGCACAATGGCACGACATGCCTCAAATGCTTTGCGTGTTCTGCGACTCTTTAAAAATCCTTTTTGTTCCCAAATTTGCTGGGTAAATAAAATATCCTGATCCATTTGAGTTCTAATTTCTTTAACAGTAAGAATAATAATATCCATTACCTGCACTTTTTGATCTTCAGTAAGATCGTCAATATTAATCACATATACCCCTTTTGTGTATTACTATTGTACTATATGGATTTGAGGTTTGTCAATTAAAAACGAAGCACATAAACCACGCCAGAACCGCCAGCATTTCCTACTTGATTAGGTGAGTTGCTACCGCCATTTCCACCAAAACCATAACCGTATCCTGCTGACACTATGCCAGGGTTAGCAGTTACAGAAGAGGCACCATTAAATCCAGTTGAGTTGTTTCCACTGGGACCACCGCCTGCATTTCCTTGAGCGTTCCAAGTTCCACCAGACCCAGTTCCTCCAGAGCCGTGACTTCCTCCGTTGTTGTTACCATACCCAAATCCGCCACCGCCTCCATTTGCAGTTATACCAGAAAATGTTGTTGTTCCACCAGTTCCGCCATTTCCACTTCTGTTCCCACCATTTCCTCCTGCTCCAATTGTTACCGACATAGAACCAGTAAGTTGTACAATTTTTGCAGACGCCCCACCAGAAGCACCGCCACCGCCGCCGACATCAAAAGCAGAAAAACCAGCGCCTCCGCCTCCGCCACCCGAAATCATAGCGTAGCCATAGCCAGAGGTTGATGTTCCAGTGTAAGTGCCAGTTGAAGTAATAGTATCAAGAGTTCCAGTAAAAGAAGAGTTAGATACCGCAGATGCTATTTTTGTTACTGTAATAACAATATTTGTACCTGTGCTTGTCCAGGCTCTTGCAGTTGTCACGGCAGATGGAATATTAACTGTTATGTTACCGCTAACGGTTTCTGCTGATGCTACTAAAATATTTCCTGTGACTCCTGAAAGAAATTCAATTTTTACAACAGTTGAAGAAGCACAACTTACGGTATAAATTGCAGCCTCAAGAGCCATAGGTGCTGTATAAAAAACGTTGGGAGACGCAGCAGTAAAAGCAAATGCATTACTGGAAGAAGAAACCGCTACTGGAAATACATTAATACTCATTTAAAATCCTCTCAAAACATAAACTACGCCTTGTGTACCTGCTCCACCTACTTGAGCGCCAGTGTTAGAGTTACCAGGAGTACCTCCACCTCCACCACCTGCGCCGAAGCCAGATGCAGCACCGCCTGATTGCGAGTTTCCTGCTCCACCATCCCCACCTGAACCACCAGTACCAATACCACCAATTGCTCCTGCTGTATTAGCGCCATTGTTGTTTGCTTTGCCAGAACTTCCGCCTGCATTTGTTCCATTGATAACAGACTTTGAGGCTATAACACCTAATGATCCAGTGTCTCCTGCCACACTTGCACCAGCAACACCACCACCTGCTGCTGTAAATAAACTTCCAAATGTTGTAGTTCCTCCAGTATTTCCATTAACTGTGTTAACTGCACCACCTGCACTACCCGCACCAATGATAATTGACTGGGCTGTATTTGTTTTAACAATTCCAGATGCTGTTGCCCCACCTGCACCACCGCGACCATAGTTACCAGAGCCGTTATTACCACCGCCTCCACCGCCTCCACCGCCGCCAACAGCAACTACATATAAAAGTCCAGTTGTGTTATAAGTAGAAGTAGAAGTGATTGTATCAAGAGTTCCACTTAAAGATGTTCCAGATAAAGCATTTGCTGTTAATGAAATAGACACAATTATATCTGTTCCAGTATTTGTTTGAACATAAAAACCAGTTGCTGCTGTACCAAGACTAAATGTTACAGTTCCAGAAGAAGTCGTTGTAGAACTAAAAGGAACACCATCTGAACCAAAAAATTGTAGTGTTGCAGCAGAACTTGAAGAAGATGTTGTTATTGTATAAATACCTGTGACTAAAGCCTGTGCTGATTTATATTGAAATTGTGGACTAGGAACAGTCAATGCATAAGCACTAGGTCCTGTGCTACTTACTGCTACTGGATAAATTGCTGACGACATTATGTCTCCTAAAATAGATATTCACATTATATCAGATTTTAAGCAGGGGATTTAGTCACGCTTCCAATGAATATAAGACTTAGTATATACCGCCATATAAGCCAAAGCCATAAAGATAAAGCCATATTGTTTGGTTGATAGTGAGTAGGCGATCCAAAGGCACTCATTTACGCCTAAGATTAACCAGCCAGATATGGTTTTACGACCAACTAAAAATATTCCAGATACGCCAATAACAGCCAAAACCCATGACCACATTAGTATCCACCAAGGCAATCACTTGAATGAGTATGAATACTGAATGACATTAGGTATTCAGACTTTGTTGGAGCATACATCTCAGTGCCACAGGCACCACATTTGCCATTCCATTCTTCTCCAAAGAAGTCATATTTCATAGATTAAATACCCAAATCCCAAGAACTATGCAAATAATTGAGGGAATAAGGTAAGTCATTGATCAACCTTATAAGTCATAGCAATATAGCATGCAACATATCCCATTACAAATGCTGGAATTAAGAACAATACATTAATCATTTTTCTCCTCTTGAGGAACCCATTGTAGTTTGCCGTCTTTATACGATGGCCAATAGCCCAGGGACTTCCAGTCCATCTTTATAATCTTTGGTTCTTTCATATAAACAGTGTATCAAACTTTGGGGGCATTGTCAATGTAATACTTTTCATAGCAATTACGACAATACATAGCATTTTTAGTTGCTTGGCTAGCATCTGGCTGACCACATATAGAACAATTAATCCCTGTCATTTTTTTCCTTTGCAATTAGTTTGTCCCAAAATCCCCCTGGGTTTCCATTATAGGTTTGTCCTGTTTCTTTATCTATAAGTAACCATTTTTCTGGACACCTTGTTATTACTTGTAAAACAACATCTTCATTATAAACAGGATAATTAAAACTATTTCGTTCTTTTGGAACGCAATCATTACATACCGTTGCGTTTTGCCAAATAACTGGATTTTCAATATGTTTACGACAAATAGCACACTTACTCATATTATTCCCACTCTATATTATTAACACTAAGCCAATCAAGATAATTAATGATCATTTTCAAACTCTGCTGTGTAAAATGTTCCCCACCTCATGTAAGGTTTATATAACCAATTAGATAAAATTGCGTGGTACTTATACTTAAACCCATGATTATCGTGATCACTATGATGCAAAGCCATCATAAGGTTATAAGAAGCAGGCTTTTCACAAAGGTTTGCAAACCACCTAAGAGGAATAATCTTGGTTTTATGCTGAGGCTCACCAAACTTAATCACTTTTTGCGGAACCTAATTAAGACACCAGCAATAACTACTGGTATTAAACAAAATAAACATTCCATT